GTCTGTTTTTGATTGATCGGCTTGTGCAGGTGGTTTTGCTCTACCTGTTAGATTAACAGCCATGCCGTTATCAGGAGCGCCCCCCGTGTTATAGCCTGCGGCTGATTTTATTTGATTATAAAAGTCGTTAAGTTCTCTTAAATCTTGAGCCAGTCCATTAATCTGCTCAGTGATTAACTCTAATATTGGCGAGATCGTATTAACAACAGGCGATTCTATTGCTTTGGCTAATTCTGTCCATGCGTTACCAATATCGGCATATTTTGCCGTCAGTGTCTCCCCGGCTGCTTCGGCTGCCCCTTGATAGCTTGCAAAAGCACCCACCATGACCTTGCCGAATACCTCAGAAGTTACTCGACCCTCTGCGATTAGTTTTCTAAACTCGCCCACCGTATAGCCTGATGCTTCAGCAATTTTATTTAATAAGCCTGGCATGGGTTCAGTCACTTGGTTCAATTCTTCCATGTGAACCACGCCCGACCCCATTGCTTGACTCAGTCCGAACATAGACTGTTTTAATTGCTCAGTGGATGCGCCTGTTTTACTGCTGGCATTACTCATGCCTTCAAGTAATGCAGTTGATTGTTTGCGGGTTATCAATCCAGATTGTTCTAAAGTCAATAAACGACTAAATGAGTCAGCCAGTATTAAATTGCTTTTATGATGCTTGTTGGAAATGTCGACTAAATACGCTTGTACTTTTGCATAATCGTCTGCATCTTTTGTCAGTCCTTTAAAACGAATGGAAAGGTTTTGCACCTGCTCAACTGTTTTTAAAAGGTCACGCGCTAAAGCTACCGCACTAATACCAGCAAAAGCCCCTGCCAGTAATTTAGTTGCTCTCTCAACAGCCGACATGGATGTGGCAGTACGTCCACCCGCTGCACCGAGTCTGTCTAACTCAACAGTAGCGCCACGCACATCTGTCGCGTCAACTCTAATACCGAGCGTTGCAATATCCATTGTCATTTCGTGGCCGCCTGTTGCTTTTGGTAATGGTTCATAAAAACAGCGTCTAACTGCTTCATGATGCTTATTTCTTGCGCTGTCACTTGTTTATTCATTAAGCGATTCCATGCGTCAAGCTCTGTAAAACTAATCGGGTTAACGGTATAACCATTACTTGTTCGTGCGTCGTTCAGTTCGAGAAAATCCCGCCAGATAAATTCGAGTGTCTCTGGGAAAGGCACTGAAACTAATTGCTCTGGCGTTACTCCCGTTTGTCTTTGTAGTGCCTCAAGGTGATGACGCAATGAAGCGCCATCCCCCTGTTTTTCACTTAGTGCCAGTTCATTCTCGGCAAATAACAATAACTCTGTTACTTGCTCGAAATAAAATTTGACATTAGATCCGATGCTGCACTGACTTGATCCCTGACTTCTGGATTTACCTTACAAATATGCAACGCCATTTCTTTCGAGAACTCCACCGGCTTACCGCCATCATTCAAGCCTTTCCAGCCGATGATGGTGGTTGCCGCCAGTTGTACCCCAAAGGCTTCATCTTCTTCGACCTTGCGGTAGTCGTCTTTGCCTTTCTTCGCCAACATACGTTCACGATCTCGCATGTTGTTGACTGCTTTGCGCGTCCACTCTTTTACTGTGTCAGCGTGTTTGCCGAGTACAGTGATATAAAAGCCCTCACCAATGCCGGTTGCTTCGGGGATAAATTCAAACTCGTAGCCCTGCTCGCTTGTTGTTGATAAATCAAGTGCTGATAATTCCATGTTGATCTCTTAAAAGTTAAGGTTTCGTGGCTTAGATTTAAGCCACGAATTGTTTATTAATTACTCAGAATCTTGAATCGAGATAATTGTGCGGTCATAAGCTAATGCAGCGCCACCCACTGTAGTGTCAGCTATTCTGGCAGTGAACGGGTAAGTGCCAACGATGCCCTTATCGCCATCATCTTTAGAGTCACCATCCAGAGTAATGCTGGGCAAAGTGATAGTGAAGAAGTCAGCGGTAGCCGCAGAGCCGTCAGTGATGACAGCAACCAGAGCGATCTGAGTGGCAGCGTTGAATAAATCAGATAGCGTCATTGCATCAAATAACGCAGTGAATGAGCCAGAGACTTCGATTGCACCGCGTTGAATATCAGGTGATACGTTGGCACCGACGACAGCGCCCATGCTGGCTGCTTTGCCGTCAACCGAGATTGTCAAGCCAGTGATATTGGTGACTTTGACACCATTAACAATCAATACACCATTAACCGCAGCGATTGGGTTAGTTGATGACTCAGTCGGTGTAGTGAATACACGACTACCAGTTGATACCGGACGATCAAGACCCGCGCCAGTGATGGCAATAGTTGCGTTGCCTGTAGCTGGCATACCAAAATCCAACTTACCAAACATAATGTCAGTGTAAGTTTGAGAAACGCTTATATCGCCATACCATTCCTCAAGCGTGTAATAGTCTTTGGTGTGTCCAGTGTCAGGCACATAAGTCCGTTTGCCGGTTAAAGTGATAATACAAGTTGTGCTTGCACCAGATGATACAGTCGCGCCATCTAAAGCAATAAACGTGATAACTGTGGCAGTGACTGAGGTAATTAAAAAGTTACGGCTATTGTTGGCAGTGACTGAGCCTGTGGTGATTCTAAACACACCACCAACTTTAAGACCACCGGCTAGGAAGCCCGTTCCTGTCGCAGTCCAAGCACCCGCAGCTCCTGCGAAAGTGATAGTTTGTGATGCCAATGCAGTTACGGCTGCAAAGTCACGACGCAGGACTGAACCGATGACGCTTGAGTAAGTGCCAGGTGATAACACGCCATTAAGCGAGGTGTCTACTGAGCGTGTACCGTGAGTCTTGCCGGTAGATTGCTGATGTGTTGCAATTTCATTGTTAGCGTACGTTTCTTTTTTAAGATTCGTGCTAGATTGTTCGCGACGTAAAGCAGTTGCGCCTGTTCCTGTAGCAGGCGTTCCAAGTGCTGATTGCTTTTTAATCGCAACGATTTTATTTATACCCTGAGCTATCATTTTTTTTCCTTATTGTGAAATGTAAGTGTGAAAACGAATTCTGACGGGGATGACATATCGATCCCCATCGTTGTAAGCTGGTTTTACTTCTGGTGTTGCGGTAATGGTTAAGCTACCCAATGAGATTCCACGTTTAAAAGTCGTGCGTAATAATTCAGCCCGAACTTCAACTGCGTTAGAACCGACCGACTGTGGATAACATAAATCTACCTGCAAAAAGCCCTGTTCCTGAAAGCTTGCCCCGAACTCTTGGTTATCGGGTTCAGCCAATAGCAAACTTGCACGCTGATAAGGTGTACCCGTTACCGGCATAAAAGGCACGTTCTGCCATGCCGTTGCTAATGGCGGTGTCATGCCGTCAAGTGCTGATTCCAGAGTGCTACGAATAGCCGATATACTCATGGATTAACCTCTTGAGCTGCACGTCTAACAATTCCTTGATATTCTGATATAGTCAAGCCCACCATTCCTGACGGTGATTGTGATGACCAACCATTCTCAAGGCGTATCGAGTAAGGTAAATTATTAACGATGTAATGTAATTTACCCGATGCTTGAGCCGGTATCTGTCCTGCTATATGCGCTTCTGTTCCACGTCCACCAGCATCATAAATATCTAATACCCCAGTTGGCATTTGTGCCGTTCCGTACTGCCAGTTACCTTTGAAACGTCCGCTTTTTACTGGTGACTTTCTAATCACTGATCGAGCAATATCAAGAACCACTTTTTTAGTCACCAGATCCACATTGCTGTGAGTTCGATTAACAAAACGTGATATATCGAGTGCGAAATTACCAGACATCACACACCCCTGATATTACATTCGCACAGCACGTTGATGCCTGCGGGTGCGAGTAGCTTGATAAAAGTAATCGTGTAAGTCGTAGCGCCTATCGTTACCGTATCATCCAAGTGCGGTGCTGTTACCCCTGCCATAGACAGTAATAACTTTTGATCGCCTTGCTGTATCAATGTGCCGTCAATATCTTTAGATCCGTGAGGAAATACGACTGCTTTAACTTGTTGCGTTGAGATCGTGACTGCTGCATTGCCCGTTGCTGGATTGTAAGCACCCACCGTTTTAGTGGTGAGCGTGACCAATTGCCCAAAGTCTGCCAAGGTGCTATCTGCTACCGCTTGCATGTCAGCGTAAAAGCTCACCTGACGACCTTTCGCTCTATGCTAGAAGCCAACTCGAAGTAAGGTGCAAGCGAGGCGGTGATGGCTAAATACTGTGTAGACTGTGGCGAGTATTTATCAAATTCAACCTCGATCACATCCACCTTGGTTCGGGTTTTTTGTTGTGTCGAATCGCTTAATAATTCACCGGCTGACGCTCTTAATGCTAACTCTGAGCAAGCGTTAACAATGGCTCT